AAACTTTCAGCGGTTATTATAAATTAAATGTTTCTGAGGTATTTTTTCCAAACGGAAAAGAATTATCATATACTTTAAGTTATGCTGTTTTTAATTTAAAATCTGAAGGAATTTTTATTCATAATGAGTTAGAAGGATTGAATGAGGGAGATTACATTCATTTAACAGCTATAGAAAAAGAGAAGTTTGACAATTTACCAGATACATTTGCTACAAAAACATCAGACTTAACAAATGATGGTGAAGATGGTGTAAATCCATTTATTACATTAAATGACATTCCTTACGCTTCAAATCTAATTAGAGAAGATTTTGTTTTTTCGTCTAGTCAAACTTTCACGTTATCAAATAATTATTCTCAAGTATATTCAATAGAAGTACAAGGACAAGGAGCTTTATCACCAAGTCAATATACATTAATCGCTCCAAATCAAATAATTATAAACGACACTTTAGACACAGGAGATTATATTGTAATACTATATTCTGAGCAAACTTTAGGAGTAATACCATATTACACTCAGTCACAAACAGACAATCAATTTTTAAGAAAAATAGAGAATCTTAAATTTGTAAAAACTAGAGATGATTTTCCAAACGCAATAAGTGGTGTTAGGTATTTAGAAGACAATGTTACTTATTTTATAACAGACATAATAGATTTAATCGGTGACAGATTAGTTTGCGGTGTAAATACAACAATTTTAGGAGCTAGTTCAGAAAATTGTTATTTAATATCAACAGGATTAAATTCAACAACTGCTCTAATCACCTCTAATTATTCGTTACCAATTAGAAACATTTCTTTTACACATGGAAGAGTATTTGATTTGGATGGTGATGGTGTAACAACCGCATTAGATTGGTTTGGTGTAAATTTTGTTAATTGTGCCAACATTGGTACTATAAAAGATTATTCTAATTTTGTTCTTGGAGATAGTGCTTTTCTTAACTCAAGTGGATTAATATTTGATGGCACAATTGGAACTATAGCTTTTGGAAACTGTTTGTTTGATTCTTCAACAGGAGGTACTGCTATATCTTTATTAAGTACTTTGACTGTTTCAAGAAGATTTAGAATCATATACAGTTCTTTTATAACACTGTCAGGAGAAACGGCTATAAATGTAAATACAAGTGCTATAATAGGTGACGAAAGATATATTTTAGATACTGTTAATTTTTCAGGCGGAGGAACTTATATTTCAGGAGTAAATCAAACTTCAAATAAAACATTATTTACTAATTGTGTAGGTATTGCAAATACCAGTACTAGAGGATTCTTCTACATGGTTAACAACGGAACAGATACACCTATTGGTGTTCCAAATACTAATGTTTGGGTAAAAGCTTTAGGTACAACAACACCTGATTCAAACAACTCTAAATTCACACATACAGATAATAGATTAACATATACAGGAGCATTCAATACTTCTTTTTTAGTAAGTGTAAATACTGCCGTTAGGTCTAGTGGAACAAATCAAAATATAAGTATAGGTATTGCTAAAAATGGTGTTATATTGCCAAATTCAGAAATGACAATAAGAGCAGCTAATTCTAATCAAGAATATCCTGGAAGCACACAATATCAAATAGATTTAGTAACAAACGACTATGTGGAATTATTTGTTAAAAACACATCATCAACAAATGTACGTGTTTCTGACTTAAACTTTTCAGTAGTTAAAATTTTAGTTTAAAATGGAGAGTACTAAAAAAATAAAAAAAGGGCAAATAGAAGATTATATATCTGATTCTACACAATCTGCATTAGATAATAATGCTTCTTTTGTCTTTGAATTACCTCACTTTTTTTGGAATAGATATGTTTCTACAAACTTTTCACAACCTATTGCAACAAATGGTTTTTTAACATTTAACGTTGATAGCGGTACCTCAAATCATTTAACGCTTGTTCCGAATGATCTTACCGCAATTTATAGAGTTCCAAGAGCGTGTGTTTTAGATAGTGTCTATTTTTATGGAAATATTTCTAGTTGTGAAATTGCTATCTATAAAACCCCCAACGCTAACGGTATTTCTGCGCTTGAAATTTACAATAGAACAGGAGGTGCCAATATTGTTCAATCAAACATAAACGCAACTATTGAGTCAGATTATTTTATACACGTTTTTTTAAGAAATTTAGCAGGAACAGTAGGAACAAATAGTGGTAGATTATTTTTAAAATTCAAATAATATGAAAACATTAATTATAGATAATACACCTATACGCCATTATGAAGATGATTTTGTAATGCAAGATTGGGAATTTGCACCTTATTACAATTTAGATTTTATTAAACCTAAATGGAATGGTTCAGAATATTACGAAAGTGCTACAATTGAAGAAATAGATGCAAAAAAACAAATTGAAATTGAAGAATTAAAAGCAATGCAATTCCAAGAATTATCAATAACAGATTGGTATGTTATTAGATTTGTAGAGAAAGGGATTCCTATTCCTGCTGAAATATTAGAACAACGTCAAGCAATAAGAGATAAATACAATGAAAGCAATTAAAACAATAATAAATGATACATTAAAATCTCCAAATGGTAAATGGAGTAGAAAAAGTTTAACAATGTTTAGCGCGTGGATAGCAGCGTTATCATCGGGGCTTTTCATTCATATTTCAGATTACTTTTTGCCAAAAGAGATAAATCCATACGCAATTCAAGTGTTTTTCGGATTTTTAATGTTGGCAGGAGGTACAACAGCAATGACTGTTTACGAAAAGTTAAAAACAAATATTAACCAAAAAATAGAAGAGTAATGAACAATAAAATGATTCAGGTTGAAAAAGAACCTACAGAAGAGCAATTAAAAGTAATAGAGCAAGTAATTGCTATGTTAGATGAAGCTGAATTAGAATTAATCGGTACAAGACCTAAAGATAGAAAGTGATAAAAATATTATACATAGCAGTAGTAGTAAGTATTATTACTTATAGTTTTTGGGAAATTATTCCAATAGATTATTTTTTCTATTACGGAAATTCTCTATTTATTTTTTTGCTATGCATTTATATTTTCTTTACGGATAAAAAAAGTGTGATAAAATTCGTATTATTTTCTTTATCTTTGAATAATTTATTTGATGAAATAATAAACAAGGCTGACAAGCTTTATTTTAGCGAAATATTAACAGGCGTTGCAATACTTTTGTTCGCTTTTTATAAGAATTATTACAATGATAGAAAAAGAACCGAACTTAATTGAAGAACTTTATAGTTTTTTCTTCAAAATTTTTATTCCGGCTTTCATAGCTATATCGATTAAGATAGCAACACAAGTAAAAAAGGAGAAGATGACGTTTACAAGAGTGGTTTTAAGTTTTGTTGTAGGAATAGGATGTGCTTATTTCGTATATCCATTTGTGGAGAATCAAACAGAGAGTAGATATATTCCTTTGTTAGTTGGAATGGTTTCTATTTCAGGAGAAAAAATAGCCGAGTACATTATTTACAAATGGAATGTAGATAATTTTGTTGGAGTTATTTTTGATTCTATGTTGAATGCAATCGTTCAGATATTCAAACCGAATAGTAAAAATTAAATGATATGATAACAACTAACCAAGCCATATCTAAATATGGTAAACCAAATCAAAGTGGAAGTTATTTAGTTTCTATAACTTTACCATATCCAATGCGTTTAGCATGGGATAAAAACACAAAAGTAACTAAAATGAGATGTCATAAATTAGTAGCTGATAAGTTTTTAGCTGTTTTTAATGAACTTTTAGACGCTTATGGTTACGAAGAATTGGTTGAACTTGGAATCGACTTGTTTGGTGGATGCTTTGCTTTTAGAGCAATGCGTGGTGGAAGTGAATGGTCAAGACATTCTTGGGGAATTGCTATTGATTTAGATCCTGAAAGAAACAAATTAAAAGAAACTGATAGAACTGCTAGATTTGCAAGACCAGAATATCAAAAAATGATTGATATTTTCTATAAACATGGATTTATCAGTTTGGGAGTTGAAAAAAATTATGATTGGATGCACTTCGAAATTACTGAATAATTATGGAATTTCAAATCGACACATATCAAACTAAAAAATGGCTACAAAAGTATTTACCTTATGTGGTCATAGTTGTTTTAATGCTATTACTTTTAGTGAAATGTAACAATACAGAAACTCTTGAAGCAGAAAAAGTGGTTTTAAAGTACAAAATCAAAGAATCTGAATTGAAAATTTCAGAAAAAGTAAAGCAAAATGATTCTATTCAAAAAAGTATTGTTAGATACAAAGATACTATTGCTTTTTTAGATGTTCAGAATCAGAAAAAACAAGCTGAAATCAATAAATTAGAAAAACAAAGACGTGAAAGTTCGTCAAAAGTTTCACAATACACCGATGACCAATTAGTAAAATTCTACATAGACAGATACAAAGCAAACAACCAAGTGTTTAAAACCACAAACGGAATTGAACTATACAAACCTATCACAAAACAAATTGCTTTAGATTTAACTGACTATGATTACGTTGATAAACTGCTTATCGAAACAACAGAAATGCTTGGTACAGAAAAAACATCAGGTATTTTTAAAGACTCGGTAATAAATAATCTCGAACTTAAAGAAAAAAATCTTAATTTTGTTGTGAAAGAAAATGGTAAAATCATTGACAATCAAGATGAAATAATCAAAAATCAAGAAAAGTCCTTGACCAAAGAAAAAAGAAAAAACAAACTATACAAATTTGCTCTTCCAATTAGTATTTTAGCAGGAATGGCGACAGGAGTATTAATAACAAAATAGTTATGACAAAAATAAATAATAAGTTAGCATATCCATTAGATGTAACGATAACCGATGCTGATTACGTTATTGGAACTGATGCTGATAATTTAGGTAAAATCACTCGTAATTTTTCAGTAGGTAATTTACGTGATTACATTTTAAGTGGACTTTCTCCGGTAGAAGGAGGGACTCTTAGAATTTCTGAAGTTGCATACACAGGTGTTTTAACTACTCCTAAAGATGTTGTTAATGCTTTAGACCCTGACTACGAAGTTTTAGCATATCATTTAGTTTTTGTAAATGTAAATGGTCAGCAATTCTTATTAAAACTTCAAGATAGATTTATTGGTGCAACACAAGATGCTGTAACCGATGAAGATTTTATTGAATTTCCTGTTTCAGTAGGTCCAACAGGACCTCAAGGAGAACAAGGACCTCAAGGAGAACAAGGACCTCAAGGAGAACAAGGACCTCAAGGAGAACAAGGACTTGCAGGAGAACAAGGACCTCAAGGAGAACAAGGACTTGCAGGAGCAGATGGAGCAGATGGAGTTTCAATAACTCAAAGTGGAATTACAACAGTTGTAACAGGCACAGGTACAGAATTAGACCCTTATATTGTAGAGGCGATAAACCTACAAAAAACAATAAGTACATTCCCATATACATTAACAAGTGCTGATGATAAATACACTATTTTTATAAATAATGGGTCTAGCGATGTAGTTATAAATGTGCCAAATGGATTAATAAGTAATTTTTCAGCAGTATTTATTCAGGAAGGAACAGGAATTATAACAATACAAGAGTCAGGAACAGCTTTATTATTATATCCTTCTACAACTTTACAAAATATTATAAAAGGTCAATATTATTGGGCTATGGTTGAAAAAAGAACAACAACAGACACTTATTATTTATTAGGAAGTCTATTACCTGTATAATTATGCTTTGGAAATATAAGAAATGCTATCAAGAAACTAATGAAGAAACAGAAATACCTGTGGCTGGAATTTATTACGGATTAGTAAGTGATACCACAGATATTGAAGATTCTAACTCTTGTAATAATTTAGAATTAAATAGCGTGGTATATGTACAAGAGCAAAATCCTGGATTTTTTACGATTGGAGATATTGTTTATACAGATATATCTGCAACAATTCCTTTAATAGGCAATGGGGAATATTATAAAATAAAAGCAATCAATACAGCCACAAGAATAGTAACTATTGATTCTTTAGGTACTATAACTAGTATAACACTTACGTGTATATAAAAAAAATAATATCAATATAATGAGTAATCTAGTAATAAGAGTATTCGTATTCAAGAAATCTGTAAAATGTTAAACGAAAACGAAATTAGAAAAGTATCGGTTGCAAGAGCTATACTTATAGAAAACGAAGATGGCACAACAACTGAAAAGTCGTTAAATCTCATTGTGGGAGTAGAGCATACAATCTACATAGATAACCAAAGAATTAAAAGAAGAATCTGTAATATTGAGGAAACAAAAAATCACGTTCTAATTTATTTAGAAGATGGTTCCGCAAGTCAGTTATGGAAAAAACTTCCTAAAAACGATCAAACATCAATTGAATACAAAATCGATTAAATCTTATGCAATTAACTTCACCATTTAAAATAGGAATTACACCAAAAGAAGGGCAACAATATGTTAATGAATTAAAAGTAGGTAATACTGAATTGGTAGTAAATACTTCTATTGAAGATGCAGTTGACGTACAAAGAATAGGAACTGTAATTTCTTTGCCATTCCATTATCAAGGAGAATTAAAAGTAGGTGATGACGTAGTTATTCACCACAACGTATTTAGAATTACTTATAACGACAAAGGTATTCCAATGCAGTCTGATTTTCATTTTAAAGATGAAGTATTCTTTATTCCAGAAGATTTGATTTATATGTATATCCGAGATGGTAGAATTAACGCATACAATGATAACGTTTTTGTAGAACCAATTCATTACGAAGATTATTGGGAAGGACAAAAACTTTTAGAAAGACAAGGAGTTGTAAAATTCACTAATGAAAAGTTATTGAAAGTTGGAGTTCTTGAAAATACCAAGATACATTTCAGAAAATTCTGCGAGTATTCATTTCATATTTTCGGAATGCATTTGTACAAAATGAAAAATGATAGAATTTTAGCAATACTTGAATAGTTTTCATTATATTTGTACTTTAATCATTAACTAAAAACAGAAGGTTATGTCAGTAAGAAGAATCAAAGAAGTTACTCAGGCTACATCTAAAACCACAGCTGTTACATTTAGCGGATATGAAGCTATTGTTACAACAGTTGCCTTAACAGATGCCGCTGCAGGAGAGTTTGAATTTACAATCAACAACGACAAAATTCAAACAAAATCGGTAATTATGGTAACTCCTATTTATGCAGGAGCAGGTTACCCAACCGCTATTTTAAAATCGCAAACAAAAGGTTCTTGCGTAGTAAGAGTTAGAAATAATCACGCTTCAGCAGCCTTAAACGCATTGATGAAAATCCAATTTGGATTAGTACACAACTAAAAGTTTTTTTCATTCATGTTTAGAACCGCTTTGATGCCATTTTCAAAGCGGTTTTTTTTATTTGTTATTTTTGTATCTTTGACAATATAAATTAAATTCAAATGAAAAATTTAAGTTCCGATATAGAAATCGCAATAAATAATTCTCTTACAGGGCTTACAAAAGAAATTGATATTCTTTCGGTAGATGATGAAAAACTTGAAAGACTTGTAAAATCAAGACAAGATTCATTTTCATCTATAAAAGAAATGTTAGGTATTTGGCAAAACTCACCAAATGCTCCAAGAGAAGATAAATTAGTTAAATACACTCAAAAACTAATACAAGCAGGAAACACAAGTGCTAATATCTTACGTTCTGCCTTAATTAAAGAAATTGACTTTGATGATTTAGACCCAGAGAAGTATGGTGCTGCAATTAAGTCAAAACCTGTAATTTACCGAGCAATTAATGAAATAGATTCAGGTATTAAAATATTAGAACGACAAATAGAAAGTAAAACTCTTAATTTTAAAGAACAAGAATTTAAACCTGGTTATCCTGAAAGATTTGCAAACCAAGAGTTTTACCCAACAAAAGACTATTACAAAGAATGGTATGATTCTGAAAACGATGCTATCATAATTGATCCAAAAGGTACAAAAGGCGAAATGATCACGCTTGATGGATTAAAAATTTGGCTTCCGCAACCACCTAAAAATAAAAAAGAAATTCTATTTAGTAAACTTCCTGAGGAAGAGCTACATTGGAGAAGACAAGAAATGCCAAAAGGTTTAACTCCCGATAATGAAGAGGAATATGCTGATTACATTTTAGAAGAGTTCAGAAGAAGAAGAGAAGGTTTGTGGTTTATGAATAATGGAAAACCTATTTGGGTTACTCCGGCTCATTATATGGGATTGCAATGGGACCAAATGTTAGAAACAGGTGGTTATAAAGACTTCCGTTGGGCGCAATGTCAAATGTATTATCACGCATTAGCTTGTATTGTAGATAGGCGTAGTGTTGGTGAAATATTCGTAAAAGGTCGTCGTACCGGATTTACAGAAATGGCTTTAGACCATATTGTTCAAGACTCTACTTCTATTAAAAATAAAGCTTTTGGTATTACATCAAAAACAGAAGCCGATGCTGTAAAGGCGTTTACAAAATATTCTTATGCGGTTCGAAACTTACCTTTCTTTTTCCAACCTGTAGTAAAAGGTAAAATTGACGATGTTAAAAAAATGGAGTTTGGAAAACCTTCCGATAATACAAAAACAGCAAAACAAAAAAGAGATACTTCTACTAATGACTATTTGAATGTTATTGTAGATTATAGAGCAACCGCCACGCTTGCTTATGACTCTATTGCTATGAAAATGTATTTAGGAGATGAAGCAGGGAAATGGGAAAGACCAAACAACTATATTGACCATTGGACTAACATCAAGCCAACTATGGTGCAGGGTGGGTCTATTGTTGGTAAAGCATTAATCGGTTCCACATTAAATCCATTAGATAAAGGGGGTAGTGAATTTCAAACACTATACTATGGTTCAAATGTGAAAAATCGTGATGAAAATGGTGAAACCGCAACAGGTCTTTATAGTTTTTTCTTGCCGGCACACAAAAATTACGAAAGATTTACTGATAAATACGGATATTGTAGAGAGGTTTTAAATCCAGGAGAAAGTTTTGAAAATGCTCAAGGTGAAATTCAAACACAAGGTGCTTTACAATACTTAGAAACAAAGTTTAAAGCTGCACGTTCAATGGGAGCCAAAGCATATAATAACACGCGAAGACTTGACCCTATCACAATCGAAGATGCATTTAGAGATGAACTACAAAGCCAATTATTTGACGTAGAAAAAATCAACGACCAAATAGCGTACAACCGAAGTAATAATATTGAACAAACATTAGTTTCGGGTAATTTTCATTGGAAAGATGGAGTGAAATTTGGTGAAGTAATTTGGAAGCCTTGTGATAATGGTAGATTTTTATTGTCATGGATTCCAGAACCAGAAAATAGAAATAAATGGGTTGAAAAAAGTGTATTTGGATATAAGACGAAATGTCCTGTAAATACTATTCAAGGTTCATTAGCGAGTGACCCTTATGATAAAGATGCGGTAGTAGATTCTAAATTAGTAAGTACAGAACAAGGAGTTCAGCAAAGTTTAGGTTCGCGTGGAGCAATTCATGGAATGTTAGGATTTAATATTTCCAATGCGCCAAGTAATTATTTCTTTTTAGAATACATTTGCCGACCAAAAGATGCTGAAACTTTCTATGAAGATGCGTTAATGGCTTGTATCTTTTATTCGATGCCGATATTAATCGAGAACAACAAACAAATGATGCTTGATTATTTCTTTAGAAACGGATATAGAGGATATTCTACTACAAGATTTGACAAAGATATTAACCGACTTTCTGCTGATGAGAAAAAGTATGGTGGTATGCCTAACTCCTCACAAAACATGATTAACGCACATTGGACTGCATTAGAATCATATATTAATAAATACGTTGGTAAATATGAAGTGACAGATGGTGAAACACCAATTAGAGAAGTTGGAGAAATTGGAAGTATGCCATTTAATAAAACTTTGTATGATTGGTTAAGATTTGACCCTAAAAAACGTACTGATTATGATGCTTCTATTAGTTCAGGACTTGCAATTATGGCTGTAAATCAGTTTTTATACAAGCCAAAAGAAGAAAAACGAACACAAGTTTTAAGATTTAAACAATATAGATAATTTTTATATATTTGCATACCATCACTTAAAATAGAATTTTAAGTCCGACTTTTAAAGTTTCAAAAACAAAGCCTATCATTACGATAGGCTTTTCCGTTTTGAAGAATGAAAACTCAAAATCTTTAACGTTTTAATTATTTAAGTTGTTGGTCGCAACTTTCGTTGAAATAATAAAAACCCACTACTTTAAGTAGAATTTGGTAATTTGATTGGATGTTATCGATTTTCAAGTTTTGACCGAATGACAAGACTCGAACTTGTATGTTGGCTATTATTTAGCTCTCGTTTAAACCAACTCACGAGAAATACTTAGCGTTTGCATCTCTTTGTTACAACCCAAATTGTAATTTACCCAATTTACATTTCAATTGGAATGCTATTCCGCCACATTCGGTTTTCTGATTTTACCAATACTTTTTCATAATTTTAATTTTTTAAGTTAATGTTTTTTTTACAATTGTTTGTTTTTATCTTGAACTCAAAGGTAATACAAATATTTAATTTTCAAATATGTATAGAAAAATAATATGAAATTAACAAGTACTATAAATTTTTTCTATCTTTGTTTTAAAATTCACGTTTACTATGACTAATAACGATAATAGCTTTAAAATAAAAGGGGATGTTGGTTTTCCGAATCCTATGGAAAGTTTTGAGATAAAGAAAACACATGATTGGGGATTAACTCTTGCAAGAGCTATTCAATCAGAACAATTCTATAATTATTTTGGTTCAAGTTGTAGATACTTTACGCAACGTGATCAATTTCTTGAAAGAAGAATGTACGCTCGTGGTTTACAATCAATGACTAAATACCATGAATCTCTTGGGACAAATGGTGATTTATCATTCTTGAATTTGAGTAAAAAACCCATTACTATTATTCCAAAATTAGTTGACATCGTAGTAAACGGAATGGTAAATAGAGGTTATCAAATCAAAGCAACCGCAATTGACCAAATCTCTCAACAAGCAAAAGAAGAGTACAGAAAACAAGTTGAAGACGATAGATTTGGAAGAGATATTGCTATTAAAATAAAAGAAGAGCTTGGTGCTGAAGTAACCAATATGCCACTTGACCAAATTCCTGAAACAGACCAAGAAATGCAAGTGCATTTACAAATGGAATACAAACCTTCTTATGAAATGTCGCAAGAACTAGCAATAAGTTCTTATTTACAAGATAACGATTACGAAGCTATTGTAAATAGACAAGTAATTAGAGATTTAGTGGAACTTGGAGTGGCTTGTGTAAAAACAAGATTTGAACCAGGAAGAGGTATTCTTACGGAGTATGTGAATATGGAAAACAAACTTAATTCATATACAGAAGACCCTTACTTTAGAGATTGTTTTTATCATGGTGAAATTAAACGTGTTTTAATTAGTGAAATTTTAACTGACTTTCCATTTCTTAATGACCCTGAAAACGAATATTTAAAAGAGCAATTGATTCATTCTGGAACCGCTTGGGACACATATTACAATATTCCACAAAACGAAAGAATTAAAGGTACAGCAACGTTGATGTATTTTACATACAGAACAACTCGTGAACGTTTTAAGAAAATTAAGGAAAGAGCTACGGGTGAAAAATTAGTTTCTGATGCCGACCCATATTTCGATGCTACTAAAGTTAAGAAAAACGATTACAAAAGAGTATCAAAAGTAGAAGAAGTATTGTTCGAAGGAGTTTTTGTTCCTGGAACTGATTTACTTTTACGTTGGGAAGTTGCTGAAAATATGGCAAGACCAAAATCAAATAAACAAAAAGTTTGTGACCAATATATTATGATTGCTCCAAACAAAGATAAAATGTTTATTGATTCATTAGTAGCAAGAATGATGTCAATCGATGACTTGATTCAAATTACCGAATTAAAAGCACAGCAAATGATTCAAAGAATGATGCCTGATGGTTATTTCATTGATGAAGATGCTTTAGCTGAAGTTGATTTAGGAGAAGGAAATGTATTGAAACCACAAGGACTTTTAGATATGTTCTTCCAAACAGGTTCGATTGTTGGTAGAAGTTTAGGAGCCGGAGGTGAATACAATTACGCTAAAATTCCAATTACCGAGTTAAAGACTGCTGGAAACTTGCAAAAACTCCAAGCATTAAGAGCAGAAAGAGATTCTTATCGTAATGACCAATTAGAAGTTATTGGATTCAATAAAGCGAGTGCAGCATCTACACCTGACAAAGATTCATTAGTAGGATTGCAAAAATTAGCTTCATTAAACTCAAACATTGCTACAAGACACATTTTAGATAGTTCTTTACTTATTTGCAAAAGAGTTTCTGAAAACATAACATATCATTTAGGAGATATTTTTATGTATCACCCTGAATTAAAAAAAGATTTAGAACGTAGAATTGGTAAAACTGCTGTTGAGAATTTAACTTCAATGAAAGATTCTCATTTACGAGATTTTGCTATTTACTTAGATTTAGAACTTGATGAAGAAGAAAGAGCTAAATTAGAAGCAGATATGTCTATGGCAATTGAAAAAGGATATTTAGCACTTCAAGACAAATACAAAATTTTGAATGTTAGAAACTTTAAACAAGCAGTTGCATATATGAGTGTTTTAATGGAGAAACATTCTAAGAAAATTCAAGAACAAGAAGCTCAGAAATTCAAGATTCAGGCTGACGAAAATATTAGAGCAAGTCAAACTGCCGAACAATTCAAGCAACAAACTATTCAGATGGAAGCTCAGGCTGACGCTCAGAAACAACAAATTATTTCTCAAACTGAAATTGCTAAAGAACAAATTAGAGGTGAAGAAACAAGAAAATCACTTGAAGTTGAATATGCTTACAAAACAGATTTGCAATATGTAATTAACGAAGGTCAAGTTCAAAAACAACAAGATGCTGAAGATAGAAAAGACCAAAGAACAAAAATTCAAGCTACTCAGGCTTCACAATTAATTGACCAAAGAGCAAAAGACAAAGACCCGAAAAACTTTGAAGAAGACGAATTAGAATTAGAAGATTTTAACCTTAATAACTAAGAAACAATGGAACAACCTAAAAAAGAGAAAAAGAAAGGCACTATTACAGTAACACCTGTGGCTACAGGAAGTCTTAATGGAGATTATTTAGAATTAACTCCAGAAGAAATCAAAAGAAACAAGAGCGTAAAACAACAATCTACTACTGATAAATTCAAGAAAAACCTTGAAGAAACTCAGAAAATCAAAATGGTTGATGGAAAAGCCGAACCGATGGGGTACGAAAAAAAATTAGATATTGCTCCTGTTAATTCAGGAAGAAAGTCAAGAGAAATTGATGGTAAAGGTAATGTCATTCGAGAAGTAAGAGCAGGTTCCGATGAAGAAAAAGAAATGATTAGAAAACACAATCAACAAAGAACTAATACTAACAGAAGTCGCCAACGAGGTTCAGAAGTTGTAAATTACCAAACAGAAGAGCAATGGACCGGAAATCCTGTTTATGAAGATAAGTTAGCCGAACAAGAAGCAGGTAAACAACAAAAAGAAAGAATGGCTACAAAAGTAAAAGTAATTAAAAAGTAAAAAAAGCCCTGAGTAATATCAGGGCTTTTTTTTATTTATAATCAAAAAAAGATGTGTATGTATTGTCAGAACTATCTATTATAAAAAATGCTTTACAAATATTATCTTCCGTATATGAAGCTGTTTGTATTCTTCCATCAATAACAACATCAAAAGTAGAAAGTTTATTTCCTTTTTCATCTACATAGTAAGCATCTATTTGATGTTTTGTTGTTTCAACATCACTTTTAATTATTAAAAAATCATTTTCAATAAAAACAGACATATTTGAAACAATTTCTATACAATCACGAATGTCTTTTGATTTATCAACTATACACATTCTTCCAACATCTTTTAAGATAACTTGAGATGAGCAAAATAACGGAAGGAATAATAAGATTAAAATTAGCTTTTTCATAATGTTTAGTTTTAGATTGTTAATGTTTTGTAAAACTAAAAATAATTTTTGTATTTGCAACACATATAAAAAAATAGTATCAAAATATACATTGTAATAGATTTTTTCTATCTTTGCTATATAAAATCAATTAAATTCAAAAATAATGGTAATAGAAGATTCAAATTTAGAGCAAAATCTAAATAACGAAGAGCAAGAAGTTCAAGATTTTAATATTGAATTTCCAAACGAAGAAGAGTCTAATGGAAGTTTTGATAATTTTTGGGATCCTGTTGTAGAAACTACTGAAGAAGTTGAAGAAACAGAAACAGAAGAAGAGCAAGAAGAAACCGAAACAGAAGAGCAAGAAGACGAATATGATGTTCAAGACCTTGACGAAAATTTAGCCTTTGAGTTTATTAAAAAAACAAGAGGTTTAGACGCTGAAAGTATTGACGATTTATTAAAACCTAAAGAGTCAAAAAAACTTTCACCTGAAGTAGAGAAGTTCTTAGAATTTACTGAAAAAACAGGAAACACTAATTACAATGATTTCTTAGCTACTCAAAAAGATTGGAGTACTGAAGGAAAAGATGTCGTAATTAAAGAATTTTTAAAAATCGAAAATCCAACGCTTTCAGAAAAGCAAATAGATTTTCTTTATAATAAAAACTACGCTTTTGATGAAGATATTGATGACGAAGATGTTGTCATGGAAAAATCAATAAACGTAGAACGTGATTTTCAAAAAGGAGTCAAAGTTTTAGATGCTCGTAAAGAGGAATTTATGGTTCGCAAGGGTCTTGATGAATCAATCCCTGAAGAGTATCGAAATGCTAAGACAGAATTTGAGAAGATTCAACAACGAGAACAAGAAGTTGACAAGTTGATTACAGAAAACAGAAATGATTTCATAGCTAAAACAGAATCGGTATTTAATGAAAAGTTTGAAGGTTTCAAATTTAAAATTGGAGAAGATGAATTGGTTATTAAGCCAGAAAGCATTAAAGAAGCTGTTAGATCGCAATCTGATTTGAATAACTTCAACAATAAGTACTTTGACGAAACTACCGGAAAGTTAAAAGATCCAGAAGGCTTTCACAAAGCTTTATACTTTGGTATGAACGCTGAAAAAGTTGCTGAACATTTCTATAATTTAGGAAAAGCAAAATTAGCCGAAGAGGAAGATAAACTTTCAAAAAACATTACTCCAGATTCAGGTAAAAAAATACCTACTATTGGAGGTGGTAAAATCACAGTGCGAGTTGTTAAATAAGTTCTTGTTGTAAATTAGGGTATAAAAACTAAAACACAACAAAAAAAGAAAAACAATGAGTTTATTAAACAGTCCAGGGATTATTTTAACTCCCTCAGCAAGCAAAGTCCCAACAGGGCAAAACTACTTAGGTAGTGATGATTTCGATTTCGCAAATCAGTATTTACCAGAAACAGAGAAGAAAATCTACAATAGATTTGGATCTCAAGACGTTACTGGAATGTTAAAATTGTTAGGAAAAGAGAAATCTTTTGCATCTGACAAATTATTATGGAAAGAAGAAGCTCGTTTACGTCAATTAAGCGAAGGTGTTACTCGTTCTTCTAACGTGTTCACAACTGCTGAAAACCACAACTATCGTATTAATGAAACTATCGTAGTTCGTGATTTAGATGGTTCTAATGTAAGACAAGGTAAAATTACTGCTGTTACTGATACAACTTTTACTGCTTTATGTGGTCATGCTTCAGGTTGGACTGCAATCGGTACTGCTGACATCGTAGTATTTGTTGACTCTAATGAATTTGGAAAAGATACTAATGGATTCACAGAGTCTTTAGATTCTAAATTCGAATCATTTGAGCAATCTCCTGTAATCATCAAAGAAATGGTTAAAGAATCAGGTTCAAACTTAGCTCAAATTACTTGGTTAGAAGTTAGTAATGAAGCAGGTCAAACAGGATATGTATGGTATTTCAGAAACTTTGCTGATACTGAAAAACGTTTCTTAAACGCTATGGAATCTAAATTAATTAGAGGTCGTAGATGGGCGGGTGATTTATTAGCTGCAGGAAACGAAGGTACTGAAGGTTTATTTGAAATAGCTGAACAAGGAAACGTATTTGCAGGTCAAATTTCTGACTTAAATGATGTTGACGAATTATGCGAAAGAATGGATGCTCAAGGTGGTATTTCTAATAACTATTTATACGGAACTACTTCTTTCAACGCAGCAATCGATGATTTCTTACAAGCAGAAAACGTAACAGGTTTATCTTGGGGTGCTTTTGACAACAACGAGAAAATGGCTTTAAACTTAGAATTTAAAGGATTCCAACGTTCAGGTTATGAGTTTTCTAAATCAAGATGGAGATATTTAACTGAACCAACAAGTGAAGGTTCTATGGTAGGTGCTTCTAAAATTCATGCTGTTATGATTCCTTCTGGTTCTAAAACTTTACGTGACCAAGTTAATGGAGGTACTACTACTGAACCTATGTTACAAGTTCGTTATAGAGCTTATGGAAAAGAAAACCGTAAGATGAAAATGGCTGTAAGAAGTTTTGAACAAGGAACTACTGGAGGTCAAGATAGAGTTGTAACAGATTGGTTGACAGAACGTATGTTACAAGGATGCGCTCGTAATCAGTTTGCAATTTTTAAAGGCTAATAACTTTTATAAAAAAATTAAAACCACTCTTTATGGGTGGTTTTTTTATGCTTTAAAGTAAACAATAGATTTTTTTTATATCTTTGTTCTTTAATCAATTAAATTTACAAACATGGCTTTAATTAAGAAAGACCCACCTGCAAAAGAAGAGGTGAAGACAGAAGATGTTGCATCCGAAAATGTGGCACAAGAAAAAGTAGAAAATCCAAAAACTACTATTACATTAACTCCTGAAGAATTGAAAGCATTAATTCAAGAAGAAGTTAGAAAAGCACAACCTATTGTTGAAGAGCAAAAAACAGCAGTAGAATCCAAAAAAGAAAAAGAACCGATCAAAAAAATCGTAAACACAGACAATATTCCAGAGTTAGATAACTTTGAGTACAAGTCAAGAAGATACGAGATTATTTCAGGGACAAAAGCTCATTCTTACGGAGTTAGAAACAGAAGTAATTCAACTTCACGTTTGCAATATATCCACCCTGAAACGAAGCAGCCATTTTCTTTGAGATTAACTTCTAATCAACCATCGTTTTTTGAGGAAAATCAGCCAAAAGAAAAAGGAAGTTGCAGAATTAGATACATTAACTTTAAAGATGGAAAGTTATTTGTTCCTGCAAGTGACGTTATGTTGCAACAATTTTTAGCTATTCACCCTGATAATGGAATTGTTTTCAGAGAAATTGACGAGCAAAAAGAAGCTGCAAAAGAAGTAGAAGTGATGGATTTACGTTTCAAAGCACAATCATTAGTTAGAAATTTAGATCTTGCAAAACAAGTTGCTGTAGCTAGAATTTTATGTGATGACTATCTTGACACATGGAGTCCTGGTGTAATGAGAATGAATCTATATGCTAAAGTTGAAGCATCAGCAAAACCATTAGATATTATTAATCTTTGTGAGAATGAGGATTTATTAATTGAAAGTTTAGCTAAAACTGCAAAAGCTAGAGGTTTCTTAAATTACGCTAATTATCGTTTCACAGATGAGCGAGGTCAGTTAATTCTTGAAGTAGGAAGAAACGACAACGAATGGAAGGCAATTACTAGATATTTGTTATCAAATGAAGGTAATGACTTGAGAAACCACTTGGA